AGAATGTGGACATCGATGAAGTCCTGGCTGTTATGTCTACACTGGATGTTCGCCGGTTCGCGAAAACAGATATTGAAAAATTGAAGTCGCTGGAAGCCTTGCTGAAGACCCGTGTGGATCGTCAACATAAACGCCGGGAGCTGATCGAACGGGTACTGGTCCAGTCAGTTTTCGCGAAGCTCTATCAGATTGACAGCAGTGAGTTGGCAGTGCTCGGTGCCCGGCTGGCTCCCGCAATCGCCGGGGTGTTCGGGGTCGATGACGCAGAGATGATTTTGAAGGTTGAACAGATGGTTGATATTGAGACGATGAAGGTCAAGGTTCACATCAAGCGGCTGCTGCATGAATTCCTGGTCGGTCAGGGTGCTGAGGGGTTGGAATGACCACCGATTGTCTGGATTCCGATATCGATTTTCTTATAGCAGAGAACGACAAGAAACCAACAACGCTCCCCTGTGAACTGATAAGTGAGTGGGTTGAAGGCCATCGGGTCATGCCAACCAACACCCCCTTCCCCGGACTCTGGGAGAATAAACGTACCCCGTACCTGACCGAGATCATGGACAACATGGGTCCATTCTCCCCTGTGCAAGTAACCACGGTGATGAAGGGTGCCCAGATTGGCGTAACTGCGGCTGCTGAGTGTGTCATCGGCTACTACATGGCCGAAATGCCGTCAGAAATCCTCTATGTGTCGTCAACCGATGACCTGTTGGAGAAATGGTCCTCGAAACGGTTGGAGCCTCTGATTGACAGTATCGGTATGCGCGACAAGATATTTGCACAGGTCGAAAACGCAAACTCAAAACGAATCCTGATATGTGACGAGGTAGACGGTGCCCCCCGGATGTTGCGAACAGGTGAGGGTAATTGGTTGGATGTTGTGGATGCTCGTATGGTGGCATGGGGTCATCGGGGTAAGAAACTGCAATTCAGCACACCGACCACATGGGATGAGTCGTTAATCCGAGAGCAATATGAAGCTGGCGACCAGCGGTTGTACCAAGTTCCTTGTCCTCACTGTTTTGTCTTTGATCACCTTCAGTTTAAAAATCTGCGACATGAGATGAAGGGTGGTCAGTTGCACTCGGTCTGGTACGAATGTCCTCACTGTCAAGGGAAGATCCTCAACCACCACAAGACTTGGATGTTCGACCCGGCGAACGGTGCTCATTGGGAGCCGACAGCCGTAGCTACCAGCAAGAATCACCGCAGTTACCAGATTTCGTCGCTCTACAGTCCTGTCGGTATGCTCACATGGTTTCGTTTTTATCAGCTCTACCTGGAAGCCAAAGAGAAACCTGGTGGGATGCGCTCATTCGTGAATCTTTACCTCGGACAAGCTTACAAAGAAGAAGGAAGTCGCCCGAAAGCCGAAAAGATCATGGAACAGCGAGGCGAGTACAAGGAAGGGACGGTGCCTGACGGTGTGCTGTTCCTGACAGTCGGGATCGACGTTCAGGAGGGCAGCAAGAATGACCCCCTGAACCCTCCCCGCTTGGAGCTGGAAGTCCTCGGTCACGGTTCCGGGTTCCGCACATGGTCCATCCTCTACAAACGGATTGAGGGTGATACAAGTGTGTCGGCTTTCGAGGGGGCCTGGGAAAAGTTGCACCAGTGGGCGGTCGATGGTGGGATGACATTCTATCGGGCTGATCGTCGTGCATTCAGTCCGACACTGGTCTTCATCGACAGCGGCAACGGTAACTATGTGGATATTGTCTACGCTTTTGCCGGTCGATGGCAGAACACTTTCGCCATCAAAGGTTTCAGTGTCCTGCAAAAACGCAAGCAGGAGAAGGGGGATGAAACCGGTCCCCACAACTTTAAGCGTTACCGAGCAGCTAAAATGGGGGAGACGATTATCTATGAAATTTCCACCAATCACTACAAGTCACGGGTCTACAACGAACTGAAGATTGCCCGTCAGGAGTTTGACCCGCAGCGTCCTGGTTTCTGCGACTTTCCGGCTCATAGGGATGAGTCTTTTTTCCGTTCTTTAACTTCTGAGGAAAAGCGATCAGATGGTTCATTTCACGCTGGTAGCCGGAGAAATGAGGCACTTGATTGTCGTGTTTATGCCCTTTGTGCTGCGGATGTCTATTTAGACAGTAAGGTGCAAGCGTTACGTGTTGCAGCGAAAGCAAAGGGTGCTACTGAAGTGGAAATGATACAAATCAACCATGTGTGGGTCTTAGATTTACTGATGAAACAGACGAATAGATTGACCTGTTAATAAATTGTATTGACAAAATATTAGTGGACTGTTACCTTCTTTTCAAAAAAGGAGGTGATTAATGAAAACACATTGTAAAAATGGACATTTGCGATCCCCTGAAAATCTGACTAAGAGTCAAAGTTGTAAAATATGTCAAAGTCAACATGCTAAAAAATGGAGAGAAAACAACCCTGAAAGAATGAAGGAGTTTAGGGATAAGTGGAAGGCTGAAAATCCTGAACTAGATAGGTTAACTAAGAAAAAGTGGGATGACAATAATTCGGATAAAAGACGTATTAGCGAGAGAAGAAGGTATCGAGAAAATCCTGAAAAACACAGTAAAAAACAAAGTGATTGGGCAAAAAATAATAAAGAAAAGATAAATAAGAAGAGGGTAAATTACTTTAATGGTAATCCTGAAAAAGTCAGGGAGATGGGTAGGGATTATTACAAGAGGCACAGTGAAAGACTGAAGGCAAAAGTTTCAGAGTACGCAAAAAATAATCCACACAAGGTAAATGCTTTAAATAGTTCCAGACGATCATCTAAAATTAAACGGACACCGAACTGGTTGACAAGTGGTCAGAAAAAAGAAATACAATATTTTTATGATTTATCGAGTTTTCTTACTAAAATAACAAAAATAAGACACGAGGTGGACCATATTATACCATTGTTGGGTCGAACAGTTAGTGGGTTGCATGTGCCCTGGAACTTGCAGATTCTAACTAAATCAGAAAACAGTTCAAAGAATAATAGGTTTGATTTTGATGAATACAGAAGAAACAATCAAATTGAAGCAAATTGGTAGACCAAAAGGTAGTCTTGGGGTTATTCAACTTGATAGAATTATACAAATAAGAGTCAGTGAAACTGAAAAATTGTTCATAAAAAAACAGGCAGAACTTGAAGGGCTTACGGTTAGTCGGTATATGGTCAGGAGAGCGATGTGTCCCTGAGTCAGACAGTAAAAAAGACTAAATTGTGTACACTTCGAGAAGCCATGCATTACGCACTCTCTGCTGCTGATGTCTATCTGGACAGCAAAGTTCAGGCTCTCAGACTGGCAGCGAAAGCCAAGGGTGCCAACGAGGTCGAAATGACACAGATTAATCATGTCTGGGTACTGGATCTGTTGGCAAAGCAGACGGGTCGATTAGTTTGTAGTTGACAGACCTGTTAGTTGGTGGTAGTGTACCGGTCAGATGATTGGTTTTAGTGATTTTGTGTACAGATAACGATTTTAAGCTCAAGGGCGCGTAGCGTCCGACTTGCAGCGCCTTGTTGTGGCGCGGGAGACGAAGATGATCTGGACAAAAACAAAGCCGACAATGCCTGGGTATTACTGGTTGAAGATGGACGAAACCGCCTGTTTTTCTGAACAAAAGCCAAGGGTCGTAGCTGTTTTTTACCGTAACTGGAATGACGAAGATAAAGACGAATTGTGGGTGCTTGAAGGGCCAGAGTTTGAGGACGGAATGTCAATGGATAGCGCGTCCAACCTTTTTGACTGGTCAGATTGTTGCGTCAATCTACCGGTAGTCGCTGGATCATGTGGGTGCAAGGCGCTAGGCGGCAATATGGCCTGTTCGTCTTGTGACAATTCGATTCCGCTTCCCACCTCAGAATCGGTAGCGCCATAACAATTTTGTAGATCAACGGAGGCTTTATGAACTGTGAAAATTGCGACCACATGAAAGTGATTGAGAGTTTGGAACACCGACTTATCGCCGCAAGTAAGCCTTCCGGTGCATCTGCGGGTTATACGCCGGAGCAGGTGCTGAAAGCGGTATACGAATCGGGCTTGCACCAGTATGCCCCGAAAGTCATTCAGAAATCATGGAAAGACGGGATTGATATTGATGTTCCATCGGCAGCATTAATGAATTTCGTGAGAAAGTTACAAGGCGTATAACGATTTTAAGCTCAAGGGCGCGAAGCGTCCGCTTGCAGCGCCTTGTTATGGCGCGGGAGGTAGAAGGATGGGACTACAGGATTACGTCATGCACCGCGACAAGTTTGAATTTAAAAACTCTACTGGTAACACGTTTGATTTTCCGTGTTGCGTCTGCAAGAACAACCGAAAGGATGACAGTGAAGAGCCCTGTCGTACCTGCGACCATAACGTCAACGCTGAGCGGGAGGAATAATTATGAGCTGTGAAGCCGGTAATACGTTCAAGGAAGTTGTTATGCCGTGCCCTACCTGCGGAGGAATCGGAGGGCTTAAGGTTGTTGATACGAAAGACACTTTCCCTTGCCTACATGGTTGTGACTCTGTTGCTCCATCATATCCGACGTTTCGGCTGGACAGGCATGTAAAGCCATGCCCTCACGCAAAAGGTTAGCGCCATAACGCTTTTAAACTGTGCCGCTTTGTCGGCACCAGTGCCTTGTTAGGCGCGGGAGGATATGAAAATGGGGCTTAACGAAGAGATTAAATATAAGTATTTCCTTGGCGAAAATGATGAATCGCTTGCGATCCTGCGGGAAGCCAAAGAGGAACGGGCGCACCATTTTGACAAAGTGAATGCGCTGGTCGCCAAGCACGGATTTGATTGCGCATGGGGCGGGAGGTCTGAAATTACCGCCTTTGCTGCCAAGATCGAAGATACAAAAGCAGAGATGAAGGAAGGATTCTTGAAGCCCAAGATCAAGAGGAGCGAAGGGCAGAGATACGCTGTCTATTCCCCTGACAAGCGATACAAGGCTGGCAAGGATATAGCGAAGGAGATGAAAGGCGTTGGTGCTTTCAATTTCAGCGACTTCATCATTGAAAAGCTCGGCGTTGCGGCTCTGGTCTTTGGTCAGATGGATGGTCGGCAGGTTATGTGCTCAACCAGTGCCGGGAATTACGGTAATAAATTGGTTGTCCGTCTGCCTACTGGCGGAGACTCGCACCGTAGAGAAATCACCATTCCGTCATTTCTGCGCGAGATCAAAAAATCGGAGTTTATCGCAATCTCGGAAGAGAGCGCCATAACTTCTGATTATACAGAACGCCTCGCGGCCTAACACTTATTTTAATAAACACCGAATATCTAAAGTAACCGGATACTTAGTTTTAATTTCAGCGGATAACAAAATCGCGAAAGACAACCAATGACGCTCTCTAACATACGAGAAGCCATGCACCAGGATATGCCATCAATGGCAGCTCTCCTTGGTATCAACTACGAAACCTACCGGTCATATGAATACGGTCGTCGGGCGACCCCACCAGAAGTCATCCAGAAAGCAGAAGCAGCCCTGCAAGCCGACCGCCAATGGATGACTGATTTTAAAAAACAACTCGGTCAAGAGTTGGATGCCCGATACCCTATGGGTATTGATCCCCACGGATAGCCAGAATTATAGGGTGTGTAGGTCACACTGTCTGTCAGGTGTTGCAAACATCCTGACTACGGTGGTCGGTTCGATTCCGACCCCACCCTGCCAAAGACTGACAGCGTGTGAAACCAACGGGTGCTTTTTTTATTGACATTTCTCCAACCTACGTTTACCCTGCCGAACATGGCATATCTCCCACCCTCACAACAGGCAAGACTGCAAGCCACCTTAGCCGTTAAGGAGGAACAACTGTCTCTTGCTCAGGCTGCTTACAGTAAGGCGTTGGAATCGGGTGATACCGAGTCTTATCTGTTCGACAGCCGTGAGGGTAAGCAATCCACCACTCTCCGTAGTCCTTCTGTTCTCTCCAAAGAAATCCGTCAACTGGAAGCTGATATTGACCGTCTCTATCGTCGCCTTGCTGGAACCGGTTTGGTCAACATGAATCTACGCAGGAGATATTCTTGAACACCGTAACGAAAACCTTCAGGTTGTTCGGACTGACGCTCTGGTCCTATACCATCACCACACAAATTGACGAGGAAGCCGTCTACCAAAAGTTGTCGGCTCGGTTTGTCACTGAGATGGAAGATGCCATGAAACGAGCTAAAGCATGACCAACCGTTTCGACACCATAGCAAAGCAACTCATGGATCTTCAGCCCACGGCTGACAGCACCCGTTTTGTTGTGCGTGATGACGGTAAATGGTTTGCTGGCATGGCAGGCAATGGTAATCTGACCCTCAACCATCGGTCGTCCCGCAGACAGGCACGTAGGGCAATGCACGACAGCCCTTTGTGTCGGGCTATGGTTGAACGGAAAGCTGACTCGGTAGCCGACATTGGTTTACGCCTGGAGCTGGCACCGGTCATTGAAGTGTTGGGGATCACCCGCAAGGCAGCAGCAGCATGGGCAAGGGATGTTGAAGCTCGTTTTGACCTGTACTGCCGGGACAAGAAGCAGCACCGCAGCGAAACCCTGACTTTCTACCAGTACCAGCGTCTCTATCAGATTTTTCAGCACCGGGACAATGATATTTTCACCCGGCTGTTCTACGATACTGACCCGCAGTTACAGAACCCGTTGCAGTGGGATTTTGTCGATCCTGACCAGATTATGTGTGACGGCGAGACAACGACTGACGGACCGCAGTACAACTCGGACGGTATCAAACGGGACAGTCGCGGTCGGGAGTTAGCTTATACGGTCTTCTACCGCAAGCATAACGGTGAATGCGGGTATACCGACATTCCGGCCAAAGGTGCCAGCGGTCGGCTGATGATGTTACATGGTTTCAGACCGGAATATGCGGGTCAAGGGAGAGGTTATTCCCCGCTGGCTCATGCAATTCAGGAATTTGCCAATATCACCGATTTCTCGGCAGCGACGATCAAGAAAGCGATCAACCAGAGCCAGATTGTCGGCTTCGTGCAACCCTCCAAGGATGAGGATGCTGTTAATCCTTTCGAGGGGATCATGACCGAACAGGGTGCTGGTCCTGCCACCAATATCTTCGGGAGCACACCGACCTCTACTCCGATACCTGTAGAGCCGACCGGCATTGTCAGCAGTTATCAGGTGCCGGAAGCGACAATGGACACCCCCGGCTCCATGTTCATTGCCAACCTGACCAAAGGCAGCACCATTCAGCTTGCAGGTAACACGGCACCGGCTGACGATTTTGCCGGTTTTGTCGGCTCTTTTGCTTCTTACATTTCCGCCAGCACCGGCACCCCGTTAGAAGTGGTGCTGATGAAGTTCGGTCAGAACTACTCAGCCAGTCGCGCTACTTTGCTGCTCTTCTGGCGCATTGTTCGCTCCTGGCAGATGGAAATGGACGCTGACCTGCTCTCCCCGGTTGTTGAAATGTGGTTGAGTGGTGAGATTGCTGCCGGTCGGGTGGTTGCTCCCGGTTGGTCTGATCCCCGCATGAGAGCAGCTTGGTTGAACAAGACTTGGGTTGGTGCTCCTCCTCCCGATATTGACCCGAACAAGACAGCTAATGCTCGGAAGACCAATATCGAGATTGGTGTCACCAATATTGACCGTGAGTCCAGAGAACTGAACGGTAGCTCGGCAGCAGCCAATATTGAAGCGAATCGGGCACTGTTTGAAGACTACCCGATGGCACCATGGTTGATTACCGGTGGTCAGCAAACTGACACACCTGAGAAGGAGGATAAAGAGGATGAGTAAAAAACTGTCTCTCAGCGGTGTGGTCGGTTGGGATTTCGGAGCGTCTGACATTCGGGATTTCCTGCAAGATGCTAACGGTGCTGATGTTGAATTTACCTGTTCCAGTCCCGGTGGTCTGGTATCGGTCGGGATCGAGTGTTTCAACCTGATTCGTAACTACCCCGGCAAGACGACTGCTGTTCTCTCTGGTTATGCCATGAGCATGATGTCCTACATCCCACTGGCATGTGATGAGGTGGTGGCAGAGGACAATGCTGTCTACATGATCCACAACGCCCGTGGGGGTGTCTGGGGTGATCACAATGACATTCTGTCCTACGGCTCTTACGTTAAAGGTCTGTCGGGTCTGCTCGGCAAGCAGTATGTCAAGAAGACAGGTAAAGCTCTGACGGAAATTGCGGAGATGATGGACAAAGAAACCTTCTTTTTCGGTGAAGAAATGGTGGAAGCCGGTTTTGTAGATCGGATTATTGCTACCGAGAAGGATAAGGACCGTGACACCGCCGTTTTTGCTGCTCAGGCGGTCTTTGCTGACACCACCGCAGCCCTCACCAAAGATGTCGAACAGGCTAGAGCCG